CCTCCCGGCCTCGCTGAAGACCGACAAGGCGATCATGGAGAAGGTCACCTACATCGCGTACAAGGAGAAGACCGGCTTCTCGGAGGGGTCGTTTGTACTCCCGAACCATGTGCGCGGCCGCTTCTGGACGTACGAGGGCGGCGTCGACAAGCTGCAGGGACCGACGGTCCAAGGCGCATGGGGCGACGAGCTGATGCCGCCCGAGTTCCTCACCGCGGTCGGCTCGCGCGTGGCGCGAGCCGGCGCCGGCGCTGTCTTCTTCGTCACGTTCGCACCCATCCATGGCCACAATCCAGTCGTCCAGGAGCTCTGCGACGGCGCGCACACCTGCCGCGAGATCACGGCGTTCCTGAACCCGAAGGACGGCGGCCCGAAGGACGTCGCCCGCTACCTCGGGCTCGCCGAGGACGAATACGATCAGCTCCGCGCGTGGCATGCGCGCCAAGGGAAGCCGCCCTACCCGCAGGTGCCGCACAGTCGACCCGAGGATTGCTCGGCCTGGCTCCGGCGCGAGTCTGGGCAGCCTGCCGTTCCAGCGGGCCGAAAGTTCAAGACCCATCCGCGCGTCATGAAGTCGGTCGACCCCGAAGAGCAGCGCGCGGTGGTGTTCCTCAACGGGTCCGACAATCCCTTCGGCAATCCGCTCAGCGTCTATCTCACCCACGCGAGCGCGAGCGAAGAGATGGCAAACCGATACTTCTATGGCTTCACCACGAAGGCGCGCACGCGGAAGTTCCCGCGCTTCGACGAGAAGGTGCACACGATCGAGGACTCCGCCATCCCGGTCGCCGGCACGAACTACATGTGGGAGGATCCGGCCGACGGCCGGAATCCCTTCCGCACCTGGATCCGGCTCACGCCCAAAGCGGCCTACGTGTACCGCGAGTGGCCAGGCACGTACGAGATCCCAGACATCGGCGGCGTCCCCGGCCCGTGGGCCCTGCCGCACGGCAAGCTCGCCGACGGCGCGGCCGGCCCCGGCCAGGACAATTTCGGCCTCGGCCTCCTCGACCTGAAGCGCGAGCTCGCGCGCCTCGAGGGCTGGGAGGACGCCAAGGGCTGGAAGCTCGAGAGCGACCGCAACCTGGTGAAGACCTGGTTCGCCGAGCACGGCGCGCGCGAGCGGATCGAGCGCCGCTTCATCGACTCGCGCTACGCCTCGAGCCCGCACCGCGAGAACGACCGGCCCACCACCCTCCTCGAGAACTACGCCGACATCGGGCTCTACTACGAGGTCACGCCGGGCGACGACATCGAGGAGGGTGTCATGCTCATCAACGACCTGCTGTATTACGACAGCACGCGGCCGGTCGACGCGCTCAACTGCCCGAAGCTTTTCATCGCGAAGAGCTGCGCGAACACGATCTTTGCCCTGAAGACCTGGACCGGGAAGGACGGCCGCAAGGCCGCCACCAAGGACCCGATCGACAACCTGCGCTACTTCGTGCTGCAGGGCCTCGGCTTCGTCGCCGACGAGGACTGGCGCACCAAGCGGGGAGGACACTACTGATGCCGGCGAAGATCAGCAGCGGGGGCGTGAGCGTCGACGACGTCGAGCGCCGGCTGCCGAAGGGTTTCTTCGTGCGCCGCGGTCACGTCATGGAGGCCTTCGGCCTCACCAGCGACGAGATGACCGCCCTCGTGCCCGACGTCTTCAAGCCCGTTCATTTGCCGCCGAATAAGCAACGGAAGCGGAAGAAAAGCCGCGCGGTCTTCGTCCGCACTCAAGTGGTGGCCGTCGCGCGAAAGTGGGAGGGAGCGCCGTGACCGACCTCGGCAAAGTTTTGATCTCGGCGCATGCGTTGGACCGGTTCATCGAGCGCACCGGCACGACGAAAGGCCGTGCAGCCGTCGAGGCCCGGCTTCGCCGGCGCCTCGAATGTGCCCAGCCGATGGGCGGCCAGCACTGGTATCACGAGGGCTGGGTTTTCTGCATCAAGGACGATGTGCTGACGACTGTGTTCAGGCCGCGACAGCGCTGGTGCCTCCGGAAGGTCCATCGTTTCGCGCAGCGGCGCGCCCAATTTCCCAAGGAAGCCACCCAACCCGACCAGGAATCATCACAATGCCTACCGAAATGACATCCGAATCCAAATGGGCGCGCGTCCGCGGCGACGGCGGCACGCAGCCTTTCAACGACGACCAGCTCGCCTCGCTGAAGGAGGAGTTCAAGCAGCTCTGCGCCGACGCCGGCGACGGCGTCAACGACCGCCGCCAGTTGGCGGAGGACACTCGCTTCTGCCGCTGGGAGAACCAGTCGCCCGACGGCAAGAAGCACCGCTCCGCCGGCGGCTCCGACCCGTTTCCGTACGAGGGCGCGAGCGATGCGCGCATCCGCCTGGCTGACGGCATCGCGCAGGAGCAGGTCATCGTCATCATGGCCGCGCTCATGCGCCTCCGTTCGGTCGTGAAGCCCGCGGAGGGCACCGACGCCGAGACGGCCGCGCTCGTCGGCCAGCTCTGGGACTGGGTCCTGGCGAACGACCTCGGTGCCGAGTGGTTCGTCGAGTGGACGAAGCTGATCCAGTGGCGCCAGGGCGACACTCCCGGCCTCGGCTTCATGCAGGTCTACTGGCGGCAGGAGTACGACGTGAAGCCGAAGACGCTCAATCCGGAGAACATCATCGCGGAGACCGCGAAGCTCTTCGCGGCCCAGGGCCAGCCGATCGGCGAGGGCGACATCCTCGACCTGCAGGACCTCCTCGCCAACCCGGCCCGCCTCGAGGAGCTCGCCGCGCTCATCCAGGGCCTGTACCCCGCGCTGACCGAGAAGCGCGCCGGGGAGGCGGCCGAGCAACTCGTCAACGAGGGCGAGGCCACCGTCCCCCTGCCCTATCGCTGCGAGAACCGCCTAGCCGTCCGGGCCCGCCGGCTCTTCGACGATCTGTTCGTGCCGGAGAACACGCCCAGCGACGAGCAGCGCGCGCGGGTGTTCTTCGTGCGCGAGTGGTTCACGCGCGCCGAGCTCGAGGAGATGGACGCGAAGGGCGTGTTCAAGCCGGGGTTCGTCGAGGAGGTCCTCAAGCACGAGGGCACCACCGCGTACCAGTACTACAGCCGCTGGGGCGCCGAGGGTCAGATCCTGTCGGAGCCGTCCGTGCGCGACTGGGACAAGTCGAAGCAGCGCGGCATGTACGAACTGATCACCGCGTTCTACCGCGGCACGTCGGCCGACGGCCTGCCCGGCACCTACACCGTGCAGTACCACCACGCTGTCGACTTCGCCGGCACCGATGCCGAGCTGCTCGGCTACCGGATGCGCGGCAAGCGCTACCCGTTCCGCGCCTCCCAGCGCGAGATCCTCACGAACAAGCTCTGGGACACGCGCGGCGTGTGCGAGCTCTCCATGACCGAGCAGCAGAGCCTGAAGAACCTGCATGACATGTTCATGGACAACGCCAGCCTCGGCGCCGTCCCGCCGCTCAAGGTGCCGCTCAACCGCCCGCGGCTGCAGCTCGCGATCGAGCCGCTCGCGCAGATCAAGGAGCAGCGGCAAAACGAGATCTCCTGGTTCCCGCCGCCACCGTTCCCGCAGGCGGCCGACGTCATGCAGGAGAAGATCCTGCGCCAGGTCAGCCAATACTTCGGCCGCATGGACGCGCAGAACGCGCCCGATTGGGTGCGCCTGTACCAGCAGTGGCTCGTGGATTTCGTCCTGCTCGATGCGAAGGAGATCATCCGCATGAGCCTGCAGCTGCTCGAGCAGTTCATGCCCGATGGCGCGATCCTCCGCGCGCTCGGGCCCGCCGGCCAGCGCCTCATCGACATCCGCAACCAGAACGACGAGTCGGGCGGCTCCGGCGGCGCGTGGATGGCCGACGTCCAGGTCAGCTTCGAGGCAGGCATGCTCAACTTCGAGTTCATCAAGGCCGTCGGCGAGATGATCACCAACTACGTCCTGCAGTGGGACACGCTGTCGATCGTTCAGCGCGACAAGCTCGTGCGCTGGTACTTCTCCGCCATCTCTCCGCAGCTCGCTCAGGAGCTCACCGTTCCGGTCGAGACCGCCAATCTGCGCGAGGTCGAGGACGAGGAGGCCGCGTTCGCCAAGATCGCCACCGGCGTCGAGCCACCGCAGCTCGAGGGGCAGAACTACACCCTCCGCCTCGAGACGCTCCTCGGCATCGGCCGGAAGAACCCGGAGTCCTACGCGCGCCTCACGCCGGTGTCGCGGCAGATACTGGCCGCCCGGATCCAGTACTTCCAGAACCAGATCCAGCAGCAGGCGAACGCGATCATCGGCCGCACCATGCGGCAGACAGCGCTCGAGCCCGGCGCGGCTCCGGCCGCCTGAACCGACCTCCCATGAACATCCGCCAACGACTCCACGCGGCGTTATTCGCCGCCGAATTCAGCGAGCTCGCATCCCTGCGGGCCGAAAATGCCCATCTCCGCGTGCCCGCCAACCTCGCGGAGCTGCGGGCCCTCGCGCCCGACCCGTGGCCGCCGCGTCCGCCTGCCCGCGTCAACTACCGCGGCAGGATGAGCGAGGACGACATCGTCGCCAACCTCGCCGGCACGCGCGACATCCCTGCCGTCCAAGCGATCCTCGCTAAGCTCGAGGCCGCTGTCGTGGCCGCCGGCGATGCCGCCGGCGAGGCGCCGCGCGAGCAGGTCGTGTACGAAGGCAAGGTCATTGTGCCGGCCTTCACCGAGCCCATGCGCACGCACGCCGCCGGCGGGTTCGACGCCCTCGCACGCGTCCTCGGCGAGCTGCAGGACCTCACCGCCGTGAAGCCGATCGCGAAGGAGGGCAGGCAATGACACCCGTGCGCTTTCCGGAGATGAACACGGTGCTCACGCCGCCGACGGGCATGCCCGACTGCGGCGAGCTCCCGAGCTTTCGCGACGGCCGCCAGTGCATCAGCTGCTGGCAGCCGGACGACGCCGAGCGGGCTGCGATCGCCGCCGGCGCCCCGGTCTGGCTGGTCGTGGTGAGCGGCAAAACGCAGCCGCCAGTCGCCGTGACCTCCGTCAGCCCGTTCCTTCCGCCGGTCGCTCACGAAAAGGGCTGATGTTTCGGCCACTCGGTCCGCAATCGCCAATCCCCAATCCGAAATCCCGTGATCCTCCGCACCGAATACGGCTGGGGTGAGCCCAACACCAACCCCGGCGACCTCATCGTCGAGCTCGGGGCGCGCCGGCTGGCGATGCGGCTCGGCATCGATCTCGACGCGGCCGACACCGTCTACCTGATCGGCACGCCGTGGTTCTGGAAGGGCTGCTGGGCGTCGCAGAAATACGACTGGCTCCGCGCCGCGCACGCCATGCACGCCGACAAGCGCTGGGTGGCGATCGGCGTCGGCTCGTGCTTTGCGCTCGAGGAGCGCGCTGACGAGGCCATCTGCCGTGACGGCACTCTCCTGCAGGCCGCCGCCTGGTGGCGAGAGAACATCCACGGCGTGATCACCCGCGACCAGCGCGCGACCGCGATCCTGCGGCCGAGCACGGCCATGACGCTGCCCTGCCCCAGCCTCTGGAGCGCTTTTGACGTGCCCGATCCCGTCCCCGGCCGTGTGCTCGCGGTGACATGTGACCCGTGGCACGCGGAGTGCGTGCCGCCGGCGGCAGGGTGGCTGAATGAGACGAATTTCCAAGTCGGATATGGCCGACGCGCGTGGAGCGAGGGTGACATCGCGCTCCTGCTCCTGGACGTGCTCTCTGGCGAGCGGATCATTTCGCAACGGATCCACTGCGCGCTGCCGGCGGCGCCGTGGCGGCCGGTGCGCGTCGTGCCGATGGACGGCCGGGTCGCGACGACGCGCAACGTCGGCCTGCCCGACGAACCGGGCGCCTGGAGCAACCCGGATGCCGTGCGGGCCCTGATGAATCAGGCCGAGCTCCGATACCGGCAGTTGCTCTGTGGCTGACCCGCTCCAGATCCGTACCGACCAGATTCCGCGGCCGAAAGCCATGCGGCGTCTGTGGGTCCCGGGTATCCAATACGAGGGCGAAACCCGAGAACAGATGGACGAGCGCGAGCGGATTCTGCGGGAGGAGGATGCTCGGATCGACGCCGAGCTCGAGCGGCTTTGGCGGTGGAAATGCGCGCCCTGGTGGCTCGCCTGAGAATCGGGATGACGGGCCGGTGCTTGATGTTGGTTGGTGTCGTTTGACGTCGGTTGATGTCGTTTTGGGAGCGATAGCTCGCGCGTGACCGCGCGCCCGCGCATTCGGCGGGCGTGGATCACTCCGATTCATGGCTTGAACTTTGGGAGCCGCGCTGCGGCGCCGCCTTACCCGCGGCGCCGCAGCCGAACCCGATGGCATGCCCCTACATGGGGGCTTAAAACACCATGGGCGACGAAAACAAAAGCGGCACCGGGGACGCCGCGGGCGGCAAGAACACCGATCCGAAGACCCTCGACAAGGGCCGCCGCAAGGCGACCGCAGCGCCGGAGGTCCCGGACCTGATGACGATGGTCATGGGCGGGCTCGAGAGCGGCGACGACAAGTCGGGCGAGCGCAAGGCGGACAAGCCCGCGAAGGCCAAGGCCTCCGCGGATGACGACGCCGGCGACGACAACGACGACGGCCAGGACGGCGGCGACGAGGGCGACAAGTCCAAGCGCGGCAGCCGCAAGGCGGACAAACCCGCCAAGGCCGAAGCCGACGAGAACGACGACGACCAGGGCGGCGACTCCGATGAGGACGACGCCGGCCGCAGCGCCGCCGGCGACGATGACGACGACAAGGGCGAAGGCGAAGACGACGAGAACTCCGACGCCGGCAAGTCCGGCGACGAGGACGAGCCGTACGCCGAGGACCTCAAAAAGCTCGCGGGCGAGACGAAGCAATTCGTCGCGCTCAAGCTCAAGGACCTACCGCCCGAGACGCGCAAGCAGGTGGAGGGCGTGATCGGCGCGCGCGTGGCCAAAGTGCTGGCCACGGAGCGAACCGAGCGCGACCGCCTCTCCAGCCAGGTCGCGGAGATGACCACCGAGTTCGAGGCCGCCCAGCGCGCCAAGGGCCCGCCGGTCATCGCCGGCATCCA